ATTAGAGTCAGAACTCATCGACTGGTAGTTAACCAGCTAGATGAGAGCTTCGGGCTCTCCCTCAGGCCATGGCTGGCCCGACCACTCCCTTAAAGGGGTGATCTCCACCCAAGTTTGAGGCTAGACGACTTGGGACGTCCACTACGTTCCAGGTGCTCGCTTCGACCTTGGAGAGGCTCTCTTCCTTTGGGGTTGAGAGTTGTCTCTCGTGGGGTTACGTCGGATGGATGCCAGGGAATTGAATCCCTTAACCAAGCATCCGTGTCCAACCCAAGCAAACACTTGGTGAGGGCACCAGTCCCCTCTAAATGATCTTTAGGGGGTTTGGCCTCCACTACATATCCTCTGACTAAGGGGATATGAAGGCCTGGGTGAACCCTCTCGCTTTGGGAGCATACCCGGTAGGTATATGGCCGCTTATCGCGTGCCTGCAATGAAGCAGACACTTGATTCGCAAGCCTAACCCGCCGAGCATAGCTGCCTACGGCAAGAAAACTCACCCTGCCCAAAACTGGGGCTGTTAGGCTGACAACTGGGAAGTGTTTTAAGACTCCCGTCAAAACGCTGTCAAGCCACTGGCATGTCCTCCAGTAACCTCTCATATAGAGTAGGTTCCGGAGTGATACCAGGGATTCAACCTCAGTAACGTCGTTCCGTTGTGTCGGAAACGCTTGCCGGACACGAGTTATACTAACATCGTGCCCATTAAAGTACTCCCGACCACAAGACTCTCTGAACTTCCCAGTCCAGAAAGACTTGTCCGAACCAACTTTCGCACCGAAATGCGTCAGCGTTCGTACAACGGAAGGCACATGGTCCACGGGGACGATTAGATCATCACCGTAGACACGCACCGAGCCGGCAAACCTTCTCAGGTCTTGCCGGGAAAGTGACGTGTTAAGCGATCTCTGAATCCCCACGAAGATCAATGTCGTAAAGACCATTGCTTCGATAGGGAAGCAAAGTGCCGAACCCATAGACGCATACTTGGCAAGCCGAATTACTTCGGCACTGCCTGGTATGACAGCCCGACGAGAACGTGTCGCATCGACAGCAGCAAACAAATGCGGCCACCGAGCTAACATAGCTCGGACGAGCTGATTGGAGACTCTATCGGAAGCATCACTCAAATCGAGTGTTGCGGTTCGCTGATCAAGCGATCCTTGACGTGCCAGTTCCTGATTAGGGACCTGATCGTCAAAACCGATAACCTTCGTGAGGAAGTCATCCTCATAGAAGTGCTCGAGGAAACTGCGATAGACAGCCTGCTGCATATATTGCATACAGGTTGGCTCCATCGCAATAACTCGAGGAGTCTTCAGCGTTTTAGGAACTAAGGTAACCTTTACAGGCACCTCAGAACCAGGTTCGAGGAAGTCAACTTCTTGCAACTGGTCGTAAAAACGCCAGTTAGGAAGAAGATTCTCACCGGCAGGTAGAACTGCCTCGAGACGATCGGTCCAGACTCGCTGATTGAACTTTTGGTTTCCCTTAAGTCCATCAGCGGTTGATCCTGGACCGTGCTTAGGAACCACTCTTCCATAATAGACATCTCTGTCCATTTGGTCGAAAACGGTTCCAAACAGCATATTCGACACCTCAGCGAATTCACTCAATTCTCTACGAGTGATCCGCTTGTCGAACATTCGGACTTCCTGCTCACACTCGACATAATTCCGAACGGCAGCAAGCTCGCGTGCTGGTGAGCACTTGAGCTCCATCTTACCAAACATCAGCGTTAGCTGACGAATGGCGATGATAGCTTCCGTATCGGGATCATCGAGTAACAAGCCACTACTCCGGTCGATCACACGGGCGAAGAAACCTCCGAGAAATCGGGGGAGCCTTCCTCCTCTTCCGCGAGCGAAAGAGGAGTCGATGCCCACCTCACCCTGGTCAAGCCACTTTTGGAGTGACTTCCCAAGGTTTGGTAGGGATATCGTTAAAAACGATATCCCCTCATGTTCGACACGCGCCTGGACGGTATTAATGTCCTGGCGGGCGCTCGTGCAGCACAGATCAGCGGATTCCTCCGCTAATCGGGACCAGAGGTACATCAGGCTTTTCATCGGCCCTCCTTTAATAGGGGGTTACCGAATCCATAGCCTATGTACTAATCGGTCAGCAGCCGAGGTCCAGCTTACGCTGTTCCACGGGTAGGTGTTCCAACAATTCCTCCAAAGTGATAAACGTATCCGACATGGCGTCGAAAATGCCTAGACAAAAGGCACCTCCGTCACCATTAACCGGATCCGCACTCACGATGAAGCGCATCCTGTGACCATACTCCTGCGCAATCCAGTTGGCGTTAGCCAACCGGACCAGGCGGAAGAGGTCGCGGTTTTGCGGGGATGACTCATCCCCGGGGGACATGGACATCTCGTCCTTTCTCTCGGGGATTACCCGAGCAGTGCTCGGATCATTCCGAATTAATAGAAACAACTACCTACAGCTGACCATCACCGGGTTATGCCATCACTGGCACAGACCACAAGGAAGCTTGTCAAGCTATAGAGAAGTCTAAAAGACATTCTCAAGTAACTTAGACAAGTCAACCTTGTCGATGACATGAGAACCAACGTTGAACAACATATACACCCAAGCCAGCGTCTTATAGCTGACTTTTAGGTGAATGTCGATCTCGTTAAGCTCACTGCCATCATGGCGGGTCGGAACGAGTCGGATGGGCTTTCGCCCAGCCGAACCGTCCGGTCCCCCGCTACGACTCGCCACCAAGAACTTTGGTGACGACCGCATCCGAAGTCGCCGTGAACAGGGTTTTGAAGCCTGTGTAAACGGCCAAGACCTCTGTGTTCGTGTAGCCCGCGGGCGGCACGTCAAACACCATGTAGCAAGCGGTGTTGACGCGCACGTTTTCCGAAGGCTTAAACGGATCAGAGGCCAACTTCGAGTGATCGATCCTCAAGAGGTGTCGGATCCTCCCCTGTTTGATCAGGTTATGGTTTACCGACAGCTTGATTAGTCCATCAGAGGATGTGTAGGCCGACTCGGCCCCCTCCGCAAAAGTTCGCGGAAGCGGCGTTGTCGTCCCACTTATCGTGATGGACTGTGGATCGGTTAGTGCCATAGGCATACCTCCTAGGGCTCAGGTCTTGAGCCCCATTGGCGTTTGACGCATCATGTCTATCTCTCACTTCAGCCGGCTTAAACCGACTGCCGTAAGAATGGACTTTTGGAGGGTTGATAAGCCCCCCATGGTGAGTCCGAACCCGAAGGGGTTAGCCCGCCGACGGATCTTGGTTTCACTAACCAAAATTGTGTCGGGGGGTCGTAGGTATTCACCACCATTAATGTTGGTGGGACCTACGAAAGTATAGGTGTCACGGACATATGAATGCTCCATGATATACCCATACTTCATAACCAGACCGCCATTGGCCCAAGCGCCGACGTTGTGAATAACATCGCCGGCATTGGAAAACCAATCGACAGCCCAACTCCACGGGGTGAGTTCCCAAAGAACGTCGGGAGTCAGTTCAAGTCCGAATACCTTTCGGTATATCTGGAACTTGTCAGCAAATGGACTATACAACTCCGCAAAGAATGTCTGCGGAAGATGATAGACAAATGCGCCTGAAAACCAACGCTCAACCACCGTCTCACGACGGCGTAGAACTCTACCACGTGGTTGTTTCTGATAGTTAACCACCAGCCCAGAATTCGTCCCAACAAATGGAACAGAATTCGAACTGATGGTTGTTTCACTAACAGAAACTTCTGGTGGGAAAGCAAACTGACGACGAACTACCTTGCCATTGTCACGGATATACTGTTGCAACAACATATCCATGAAAGCAATGCCCTTGACAAAGTCTCGGACATCGCTCACAAGGGGAAGCCAGCCAAACTGGTAGTTAAGAAACTCGTCGGCTCCGGTACCCGCTTTACGGCGGACATCGATAGCCTTCCGGGTCCTTTCTTGCCAGGTGGCCTTACCTAATAGTTTTGGTAAACCATCATGGTAGGCTTCTGCTAGCGAAGCTAGCAAGTTCACCGTCGGTTTCGTAGGCGAACAATTAGCTATTGCAGTTGCACCGAACATGTCAAGACTAGCATTGCTAGAATTGATGTAGCTCGGAAAACTGCATAAGCTTTCTTGCCGACACTCCTGAATACAGACCGGGCCGTAATAAACGTCCTGGTAAGTATTATTAGAAGTATCGACAAACTGCCACCCAGATTTGGCAACGGCATTCGGCATTACGCCGAAATGCGCGTGCTTCTTCTGAGTGAAGAAGTCGCCTCCAATATCCCTTTGGTCGCCTCTACCTCGAGAACGCCAAGTGGGATGGCTTTCGGACTCAGTCACCTGAGTCCCTTGCAAGTGCGACGGATAAGAAGGTTTATCGGTGAAGTCCGGAAGGAGTCGCGTCACCACTTTCGTGGTTTCGTTTCTCTGAAACCGTTCCAACCGACCTGAACCCAATCCCCTCACGGGGATCGGTCTTCGCCTCTTAACCGTCACAACACACCAGAGCTCCTACTGGTCCTGAGGGGTACTCCCCTCGATCGTGTCCACCTCATCTGCTCCCCCCCGGAAAGGGAGAGAACAAACAGATGAACGCGGATAGACTGCACTGCGCCGGGGCCCCTTACGGGGCC